CATTGTGAAGTTTTGTGAAGCAGTGATCAACGACTGCGGTGCATACGTTCAGATCAAGAAGGTTGACCGTAAGCCACGCATGGCCAAGGCCATTAGCCCGGAAAAACGTGCAGCCAAATTCAAGTTCCAGGCAGAAATTGCAGATCTCAAAATCAAAGGGCTTGCCCCTGCAAACCTAGTGGATAAGAGCGAAGCCTGGCTGTATGACAGTAAAAAACGCAAGCTGATCCATGTGGTAGCAGACTCGCATGTGGGCACATTCACAATCAAGAGCAACAGCATCATTGGCTTTAGCACAGCGGAAAGTGTGCAGAAAACTGTGCGTAAACCAGCTGACATTGTGAAAGCCATGCAGGCTGCTGGCAAGCCAGCTGCTAGAAAGATCTACAAAGATCTAAACACCACAGAGACACAGTTCAACGGTCGCGGGACTGAAAATCTGGTAGTACTCAAGGCTTGGTAGTGACGTAACTGGTAAATATAAGGAACTGGAGTTCTTTTATGTCAGAAAATACACTGCCCGAGCTGAAACAAAATCTAATAGATTATTGCAAATTGATGCTGGGCGATCAGATCATTGACCTTGAGCTTGACCCTGCTCACTACGAAGCAGCATATCAACGCACCATTGGCGTGTATCGTCAACGAGCCAACTATGCCTATGAAGAAGCGTACATTTTCATGGAACTGATTCGGGACATGAACATCTATACTTTGCCGCAAGAAGTTGTGAGTGTGCGTCAGATATTTCGTCGAACGTTTGGCGATTCCAGCGGCCCGTTTGCATCAAACTTTGATCCATTTGCACAGGCCAGCATGAATGTGTATCTCATGAACTTCAACGTCAGCGGCGGCCTGGCCACCTATGACTTCTACTCACAGTATGTGGAACTGGCTGCACGTATGTTCGGCGGCTACATGAACTACACCTGGAACCCAGTGACCAAAAAACTGCAACTGGTTAGAGATCCCAAAGGCTCTGGTGAGAATGTGTTGATATGGGTATACCAACTCAAGCCTGAAGTTAACCTGTTGCAAGATTATCAAATCCAACAATGGATCAAAGACTACATGACTGCTGTTTGCAAAATGATCATTGGTGAAGCCCGTGAAAAATTTGCCACAATTGCCGGCCCACAAGGTGGCGGCAGCTTGAACGGTGCAGCAATGAAGTCAGAAGCACAAGCTCAAATGGATGCCAAAATACTAGAATTAACCAACTATGTAGACGGCAGTCAACCAATCACCTGGGTCATCGGCTAAACTATCTCTTGTGGCATAAGCCACGTTGTGTTATACTTGCAGTATGGCCGATTTAATGATAGACATCGAAGGACTGGGTACAGGCCCAGATACCACAATCCTGACTATTGCAGCTCAGAGCTTTGACCCGCTGGGCTCCGGCTATCACGAACGGCATTACTATGCCAGGATTGATCTAGAAAGTCAAGAGGCTCGTAGCATCCAACAAGGTACCATAGACTGGTGGGCCACCCAACCAGCAGCAGCCCGGGACGAAGCATTCAACGAACAAGACCGTGTTCCCTTGGATCAGGCACTAGACGAATTGGCCAAAATGATCTGGCACTCAAAACTGATCTGGAGTCAAGGTCCCACATATGACATGAACATTCTTGAGCATGCCTACAAGAGTTATAACAAGCCTTTGCCCTGGAAATATTTTCAGGTAAGAGACTCAAGAACAGTGTTTAGTTTGTGGCCTGACCAGCCTATCCCGCCTACAACACACCACTCACTGGAAGATTGCCGTAGACAGATTGGCATGCTGCAAGCCACGCTAAAACATCTCAACGTAAAGGAACTAAAATGATCATAGGAGTTGTGGGATTTATTTCAAGTGGCAAAGACACCATTGCAGATTATCTTGTTAACATACATCAATTCCGTAGAGAAAGTTTTGCCAACACTCTCAAAGACGCTGTAAGCCATGTGTTTGGTTGGGACAGAGAACTGCTGGAAGGCCGCACAAAACAAGCCCGTGAGTGGCGTGAACAAGTGGATCCCTGGTGGGCAGAGCGTTTGAAAATGCCCAAACTAACACCACGCTGGGTGTTGCAATACTGGGGCACAGAAGTTTGCAGAGCCGGATTTCACGACGATATCTGGATTGCCAGCTTGGAAAACAAACTGCGTAACTCCACAGACGACATTGTGATCAGTGATTGCAGATTCCCCAACGAAATCCGGTCAATCAAGGCAGCAGGCGGCATTGTGGTGCGTGTGACTCGTGGACCAGAACCTGCCTGGTATGATGCAGCGGTCAGCGTAAATCACGGTCCTGAGGGCAACTCTACCTGGAGTCTAAGCAAAAGTCGTCTGGACCAGGCCCGAGTGCATGCCAGCGAATATGCCTGGGCAGGCACCAAGTTTGATGCTGTGCTGGACAACAATTCCAGTCTAGATCACTTGTATCAGCAGGTCACACATCTGGTTCAAGATCACCTGGACGCCAAATAGAATCAGTACGTTTTAGATTAATTTCACAATTTTTACAAACACTACGTAGATTCTTAGATTCGTTATGCGCTAAATTTCCATCTATGTGGAATACTAACATTTGGGCCGACCATCTGGCCTTGAATCCGCAACAATCGCAGACCATTTTCTTTTTGTAACCAGCTGCCTCCCAACGAGGAACAAACGGCTTTGGGTTTTTCTTTTTCTTTAAGCATGCATCGCACTTGGTTCGATAATGTGTTATATTGTCTTTGATGTAATTTATAGCCACAGGTCGTTGCGCACAGACACAGCATAAAGAGCGAGCTAACTGGTTAACCGGTTTTTTAAATTTAAGCCCCGATGATCTAGTAGATAAGTTATAGTAGTCATTGTTTTCTACTACATCAAACAGCTCAAGATAATAATTTTCACGATCTTTGATTTTATTTACATCGCTAACATATTCAAGAATCTTCCTTTCAAAATTTGCTAAGCCGCACTCTCTAAGAGCAATTCTAAATCTCTTGCCGCCACCTATGTACCCATCGTCTTCTCTTCCAGTATGAGCACCTATGTATTTCATGTTATTAATTTTATTAGTCCATTCATAAATGAATCCAGCGTATTCAGACATATTTTTTCTCCTAAACCTTTACAAAGGTATTTATGCCTGGCCATTTTTAAAGTTTATTAATAAATATCACTATGCGATTGCATGGGTACATCAGGTATCTGCAAGCAAATAGTTGATAAAAATTTTAGGAGAACAACAATGGCCCTAGTTAGCCCCGGCGTAGAAGTAACAGTTATTGACGAGAGTCAATACATCCCATCAGCGGTCAATACCGTTCCGTACTTTGTAGTTGCCACAGCACAAAACAAAGTATCCAGTGACGGCATCACTGTAGCAGCAGGTACCCTTGCTGCCAATGCCAACAAAACGTATCTAATTACCAGTCAGCGTGATCTGGCAGCCACATTTGGTGTACCGTTCTTCTACAACACCACAACAGGCACTCCAATCAATGGCTACGAACTCAACGAATACGGCCTACTTGCAGCGTACTCGGCTCTGGGTGTTACCAATCGTGCATATATTCAACGTGCTGACATTGACTTGACAGCTCTCACAGCCAGTTTGACTCGCCCCACAGGTGCACCGGCCAACGGCGCATTCTGGCTGGATGCCAGTATCAGTACCTGGGGTATTTTTGAGTGGAACCAGGCCACAGCAACATTTACCAACAAAATTCCTGCGGTGATCACTGATGCTACCGAGGTTGTAGGCGGCAACGGCACCAACCCTATTGCTGACAATACTCCTGTGGCATCGTATGGTAGTATTGGTGACTATGCGGTCACAGCAATTGGTGAGTATGTGTATGGTTACTACAAAAACTACCTCAACGAATGGGTGCAGATTGGCAGCAACGGCTGGAAAACATCGTGGCCCACATTGGTTGGCGCAAATGCTGTTACCACGCCGTTGACAATTGGTGCAAACATGTATGTCAATGACGTCTTGGTCACTGTTGGCGCTACCAACACCGTGGCTGGACTTGCAGCAGTGATCAATGCCAATGCAGGCCTAACCGCCATTGGTGTCACGGCACGTGCAGTATCAAACCAGTTGTACCTGTATGCCAATTCTCTTTCGTCAAATGACGGATCAACACTCAGCAACAATGGTATTATCACTGTTGATCCAGGCCCAAACCAGGGAACAGAACTGTTGACAGCTCTAGGCATCACTACTGGTCAATATGCAGCACCTGACTACTTGCCTGCATACAGCTATGATCAACCACGTTGGAGAACCACTGATACAGATGGCGGTCGTCCTACAGGATCTGTATGGCAAAACATCAGCAGCGCCAACAATGGCATGAACTTGAGCATCAAATCATACAGCACCGCACTGGGCGTTTTTGTATCACAAAACTGTGGTGTGTATCAAAGTGACAGATTTGCTATCTATGCACTAGATCCGTCGGGCGGCGGAAAAAATATCCCAGTAGGTACCACCTATGCTGTTTATGACTCAAGTGTTTATCTATCCAGCGCATCAGTTCCAGGCCCTACATTCTCTTTTGAAATACTTGGAAGATATGTTCTTGGCGCCACTGAAATTACAGGAACCACAATTCCAGCAGCAACTGATCCAACACCATTTACAGTAGGCGATAGTTTTGCAATTTCGGCATCAGGTGTAGGCACTAGTGATGGCACTGCTAGTATTACTATTACCATTGGTGGCACAGGAACAGTGGGTGACTTTATTACTGCGGTATCTGCTGCCAATATTCCTTATGTGTCGGCGTCTGTGAACACTGCTGGCAACATTGTGCTCATTCACAGCGCAGGCGGCACCATGCAAGTGGCCCTGGGCACCGGAACCCCACTGGACGTGGCAGGAATTAGTTTACAAACTCCCAAAGTACGACAAAGAAATACTCTGCCTGATACAGGACTTACTTTGAGTAACTTTGTGACCACGCCACTGTTCACCTACACTGCCAGCACCACAGCACCAGATCAAGATCCAGCAACTGGTCGTTTATGGTACTACAGCTCAGTGAGTGATGCTGATATCATGATTCAGGACAATGGAATCTGGCAAGGTTATCAAAACGTAACCAATGATGTTCGTGGCAATGACCTGACACTGTGTAATGCAGCCGGCCCAATCATAAGTGCATCGGCTCCAACCACTCAAACTGACACAGCAGAATCAGACTTGGCCTACGGTGACTTGTGGATTGACACCAGCGATCTTGAAAACTATCCCAAGTTGTATCGTTGGGAATCAGTCAGCGGAACTGATTCATGGGTAGAAGTTGACACCACCGATCAAGTGTCACAAAATGGTATCTTGTTTGCAGATGCTCGCTGGGCACCAAACGGTACAACAGATTGTGTAGCAGATCCTTTCCCGACTATTACAAGTTTGCTGAACAGCAACTATCTTGACGTTGACGCTCCTGATCCTGCACTGTATCCACAAGGTATGTTGTTGTTTAACACACGCCGTTCTGGCTACAATGTCAAGAGCTTCCAGAACAACTATTTCAACACCACATCTACTGCGTTTGCAATTGATGCGTGGTCGGCTACCTCAACATATGTGTACAATGATTTTGTAAACTACAACAATGCTGTGTATGTGTGTATTTTGGCTACCACAGCTGGTATTGCACCAACCAACGGCACATACTGGGATCTGTTGAACACCAACACCTGGCTCACAGCCAGCGGTAACAAAACCAACGGCAGCATGTGGGCCGGCCGCCTGGCACAACGCCAGTTGATTGTGCAAGCACTCAAAGCAGGCATTGACACCAGCACAGCAGCACGTGAAGAACAAAATCAATTCAACTTGATTGCAACACCTGCTTATCCTGAACTGACACCAAACATGATTGCACTCAGCAATGAGCGCAACAACACCTTGTTTGTGGTTGGTGACACTCCAATGAGACTTGGACCTGATGGCAACAGCCTGGTGGCTTTTGCTACCAACAACAACGGACTTGGCCTGGTCACAGAAGATGGCAACTCAGCTACCAGCAACTATGCTGGCGTGTTCTACCCATCATGCCGTACCACAGACCTGGGTGGCAATTCAGTTGTTCAACCACCAAGTCACATGATGGTTCGCACAATTCTGCGCAGTGATGCTGCCAGCTATCCATGGTTTGCGCCAGCTGGCACACGCCGTGGTGTGATTGACAATGCCAGTGCAATTGGCTATATCAATGCTGCAACAGGCGAGTTTGAACAGATTGGCGTGAGTCAGAGTGTTCGCGACATCTTGTATGAACGCAATATCAATCCAATTACGTTTATTCCTGGTGTTGGTATCACAAACTTTGGTAACAAGACCAGTACAGTAACAACCACTGCACTTGATCGTATCAATGTGGCACGCTTGGTTGCATTCTTGCGTGGACGTCTGGAAGAGATTGGTAAACTGTACTTGTTTGAGCCAAATGATCAGATCACACGCAATGAGGTCACCAACACTTGCAACAGCCTGATGATTGACCTGGTGGCCAAACGAGCCATCTATGACTACCTGGTGGTTTGTGATGACAGCAACAACACCCCTGCTCGAATTGACAGAAACGAACTGTGGGTTGATATTGCTATTGAACCTGTCAAGGCAATTGAATTTATTTACATTCCATTGCGCATCAAGAACACTGGCGAAATCGCTGGTGGAGCAGGCGTATAATAATGAAACAGGTGGCTGATTTTTCAGCCACCTTTTCAGGTAAATAAACATATAGGAGATTACAAATGGCAGTTTCATCATTAAATAAAATGACAG